GACTAATCAGGTCGCCCATATGAGTCGTGCTGAGAGCGCGCCACGCAACACAAGCGTGAGGGGAAATGGCGGAGCATTGGGGGCCGAGAAGAGGACGCCCATTCGCCAAAATACCCGCCGAACAAGAATGGACGCTGAGGGGAAGGCTCAGCCCAGCAACGGTAAAATTGCTGCCACAGGAAATCCACCCAAGGAGAAACAGGACGTGGGGTCAACCACATCGGGATCAACCCAGTCCTGTTTTATGTGCCCGTCTCGTAAGAAGGGGCAATCTTGTGAAGGACCTAAGGGTCGGAAGGGGTATGCTTCTCCTCAAAGCAGAGGTGCGAATTTTCGCAATCGTCGGGCTCCGGACTCCGATTGGACAGTAGTTGCCAAGAAAGGATCGGATGGAGAGCTGGCCAGGCTGCGTCTGTTGGTGAAAAACCAAGCAAAGATGATAAGCCAATTGACAAAGAGCGTGGGCCGGCTCGAGAAGTCTCTGAGCGGGTTAAGATCGCCGCAAAGCGCAGGAGAACGGTTAGAAGGATGCACACAGCGGCAAGCCAAGGCTGTCTTGAAGAGTGGGTCGCTAAAGTCAGACCAAGTGAAAGTGCGGTCAGGCAATGGCACCGAGAAGAAGAGGCGGTCCGACACTGGGCCACCCGGGACATCTGCCCTCGGTGCAGATCCAGTGAAGCCAATTGGACAGCCGACAGAGACTACAAGCTGCCATCGGGATACAGCGTTAGGGTCCATGGGATCTACTGTTTCCGATGTGAAAGATTGCACCCCGGTCCTTACACGACCTAAGATAGGGGGCACCTCATACAAAGCCAACAGTAAGCCTGTGTCTAACCAGGTTGATGTTGAGTACGTGTCCAAAACTGGATGGGTCGACAGACAGCGGTTGTCAAAGAGCAGCCGGCGGGAGCACAGACAGGCTAAGCGTTTGCCAACTGATGAAGACCTCTACTACTACCTGGTCATGGAATTTGCCATGGTTCCACGGTCCTGTGACCTGCTCAGGCAAATGGTCATCAAGGCCAAGAACTATTTGTACAAGTTCGACTTGACCAGTTATAGCAACGAGGAGGTCTATAAGATCATCATGGGGGCCGTCAGATCTGCTATGGCCATCACTCCCGAGGAGGAGAGCATTAGAGCTTCGCTGAAGAACAGTGAAGTCCTTGAGGGAATGAAGAAGCACGCCAAGTTGGTGACGACTGGCGAAGCTGGGAATGTGGGCTTCTTCAAGAAACTTAAGGTTCTCCCGTCCAGTAAATGAGAATCGCCCACATTGGGTGCTGTATGTTATGGTGAGGTGACACCGCATAAATTACTACCAGGCTGCAGCAACAACGTCCCAATGTGCGATTGCACGTGTACCAGAGTGACTACTAAACTCTGTGATTTCGTCCCGGACATTCCATCTGTCGTGTGGACGCACAAATCTTGTGTATGCAATGAGAAAGCAGCGTTGTCATTGCGTCATCAAATCGACACAGGTGTCAGATACACGAGTAAGTTAGATCTACGCCAAGCATTAAAACCTTATGTGAAGCGTGTCCGCCCGGTTAGCTACGACTGCATTATCAAACGAGCTACACCACGGAAGCGGAAACTGTTAGAGCAGGCCAGAGAGTCCTTACTGCTAGAGGACTTGTGTGAGCGTGATGCTAAGGTTAGGATGTTCCTTAAAGACGACAAATACCATGAGTGGAAGAAGGTTGTCCCAAGGTGCATTCAATACCGTAGTAAGAGGTATAGTTTACCTCTGGCCAGCTACCTAACCCCTATTGAGCATTACATGTGCTCTATAGTTGATGAATCAAGCACTCCAATCTTTGCCAAGTCCAGGAATTACCACCAACGAGGTGATGACATAAAAGCCAAGATGGACTATTTCCATGACCCGATAGTTGTTAGTCTTGATCATTCCAAGTTTGATGCCCACGTCAATATGCAACTTCTTGATGTTGAGCACTGGTTTTATAAGTCCTGCTGTAGGACTCCAGAGCTCGCACAGTTATTGCACTGGCAGAGGATCAATCATGGCATGACCAAGAATGGAACTAGGTATGTCACCCGTGCCACAAGGATGTCGGGAGACCAGAACACCGGTATCGGGAACTCAATCATTAATTTTGCCATGACTAAAGCGCTTTTCGGCCATCTCAAGATTTGTTACTACATAGATGGCGACGATTATTTGTTGTTTGTAGACAAGAAAGACGCTAAATATATCAAGCCAGAATTATATGAACAGTTCGGTATGGAAACCAAGTTGGAGGCAGCTACATCAACTATTGAGCACATTGACTTCTGTCAGACGAGGCCAGTGTTCAACGGGGTAGGGTACACTATGGTGCGAAATCCAAAACGTATGTTGAGTAGGGTACAGTGGGGCGTGGGCAAGTTCAGTAGCCGATACGTTCCCAAGTATCTAGCTTCGGTTGGCAAATGCATGATCTCCACAGGTCAGGGCTTGCCAGTCGAACAATTTGTGGGCCAGACTCTCTCTTCCTTGAGTGGCTCATACGTCATCACTCCATACCACCACAGTGCTAACAGGATGCCCTATCGGCCAGGCCGTGCAAAGGTTGTCGAGCCCAGCATGGCCGTGCGTCTATCGTACGAAACCGCTTGGTCAATAAGTGTCGGACAGCAGGTCGAACTAGAGCGTTCCTGCATCACATCTACTGGGTTTGTCGAGGGCTTCGTCCCGTTTCCCCAGTATGACTCGCAAGAACAACCCGTCATCGAGACCAAATGGTCGTAGCAGAGCCAATAAGGCGCAACAACAGGGCCAGCCACCCCCGGCGACGAGACTCCAACCGCAAGGATGGACAGCTCCGCTAAAGGCGTACCGCACTGGCAGACCAACTGTCACCAGTGCTGGTGATAGAATTCGCGTGCGTAACACAGAGATTGCATTGGAGGTGGTAGCCACCGCCACAGCAGGCAGCATTCCAGCAGGTGGTGCAATCCGTGTCTTCCGTTTTCAGAATGCAGCAGGACCAACAGTCTTTATGGACCAGTCAAGGTGGCTAACCAAGCTAGCCCTTGCCTATGACAAGTTCAAGATCAATAAACTTAAGATGCGATGGGTCTCCTCCACACCAACAACGTGGGCGGGACAGGTCGCACTTAGGTTTGATTCTGATCCTAGTAAGATTACTCCTGACACTTCAGTGGTGGGTGTATCCGGCGATATGCTGGCAAAGTCAGCGCATGTGTCAAACTCGTTTGATAATGTAGTAATGACAGACCAACTCAATCGCCTGCCACAATATGAGAACTTCCCAGCCACGGGGGACACAGGTGTCGCTACAGTCGGGTCCATTAATCTCTCATACTCAAGCCTGACAGCACCAGTTAACACAGTAGCCGGTGCTGTCACGGTTGGATATGTCTGGATGGACTACGATGTGGAATTCTTCAACCCTAGTAATGGGGTAAACGCCTAGCCATTACAACCAATCTACCTGGAGCGAATCCCGTTCTACAATCAAGTGCCGGACTACATTACATGTGAGTTGTTTGGTACCAATCTCCTAATGCCTTTCGAGGTAGAATTACGAGGTTGGCTCCAAGTGAACAATTGTTTGTTGTGTCCAGAGACCATCTTAATTCCACCACGCACTTTGATTCGTTTTGAATATGATGATCCAAACGTCCAACATTACTATAGAGTTACCACAATCATTGATGGTGTGCAGATACCTTTTGTTCTGTCTCGCAACTTCAGTGCTTTTGATAACCCCATAGATGGTAGTCAAAACGTCCAATACCGTACAGGCGGGATTCTTCAATTAGATTCTTCAACTGTTATGGGATGGGTGACTGAAATCTAGGCCAAATCGATATCTTCACTCTCTGATAAATTAGTGGGCTTCAGAGACTTTTCTTTATGTATAACGTTGATACGTCAACTTGCCCC